CCAATAGATGATACTCTTCCAGCTTATAAATTTTTTAATTTAAAAGATAAGGATGTAATGGCTTGGAGAGATAAAACTAAAGCTGAAGTAAAAATAAAAGAAAACGATACAGGACTGCCTCAGAAAAGAAAACAAATACCAGAACTAGCAAATGCTGCTGAAGATTTAAGTAGGAATAAAATTTCTGTAGATGAATATAGGAATGAAGTTATTAAACTAATGCCTATTGTTCCGTTTAAACAAGTTCCTGAAATGACTCCTCTTATTGATGTAATTAGAAGTTTAAATGCTGGTAAAATAAAAGAAGGAGTAGGAGTTATTGGAGCAGACATACCCAAGCTTTCGACTGGAACAGAAGTAGGTCTACGTTTAGATATACCTTCATATAATTTTTATGATACATGGGTTGTTTCTATACATGAAGGATTAGGCACATCAGGTAAATCACGTGCATATTCAAATACTGGATGGATAACAGATGTAATCTTTAATACTAAACCAGAAACAGCATATAATATAGCAATAGGAAACAGCAAAACAACTTTTGCTAGAGCAAATGGTTTATGGAAAGACCATACTGCAGACGAAGCATTTAAAAAAGCTCAACAATATATGGATGACCCTGAGTGGTCTCAAATAGGTATGAACCCATATAGATTTAGTTACTTCTACGATAAAGCAGACGGTATGCCAGTTGTAAATGCAGATGAAGTAATTCAAATCGGTCCTTTAGTTCTTGGTAAAAATGTTACTAAAGCTAAACCAACTGATAAAAGATTTGAAATAGACCTGAAAGATGGTAGAATTTTTAACTTCTCAACGGGTGGTAATGTTAAAACTCCTGCTGAACCAGAAGAGTTTTTAATTTACAAACTTTTACAAGATGATGAATCTTCTGACGATGTTAGATTTGCCTTTAGAAAAGGTGGTGGACTATTAGGAAAATTACAAAGTAGAAAAGCTAATGTATAAATACTTTACAGAAGATGAACTAAAATGCAAACACACCGGTCTATGTGATATGGACTGGGCATTTATGCAAACAGTTGAAAGGATTAGAGAACGTTGTGGTTTTCCTTTCAAAGTAAGTAGTGCTTATCGTTCTCCAGAGCACCCCATAGAAGCTAAAAAGAGCACCCCCGGAGCTCATTCTTCTGGTAAGGCTATGGATATACTTGTCAACGGAGAACAAGCCATGACACTCGTTAAAATAGCTCTGGAAGAGGGTATTAATAGGATAGGAGTTGCACAAAAAGGAGACCGTGCTTCAAGATTTATTCATCTAGACATGGATAACTCAAGAGCCACTCCTCGTATTTGGAGCTACTAATGTTAATATTATACAGAGAAAGAGATTTAGACGAAGCATATAGAATAGATTGTAAAGCTAGAACCAAAGGTAACGAGCCTTGGATAACTAGAGAAGACTTTAGACACATCTATGAAGCTTTGCTAGATACATACTTTACAAAGTCTGTCGAAGATAAACTAGAGAAAAAGGAACAAGATGTTTCTGAATATGTTATTGAACAAGTCAATAAAGCTCTAGAAAATACTATAGACTTTGAACCTGAAATAAAATAATATGGACTTAGAACAATACTATGTCGAGGCTATCGGCTTTATAATAACTTTGCTAACTGGTCTAGCTGTGAAAGACTGGTCTATTTCTTTTGTAAAAGGTGCTTCGTTTAGACTTAGCAACTCTTTTAAAGAAGGAGACAAAGTTATTCTCGATGGACAAGTAGCAATGATAATTAAAATAGGGTTTACCCAAACTGTATTCGGGGTATACTCAGATGATGGATATACATGGAGGTATATTCCCAATCAAAAGATAGATTCTATAAAACTTGAAAAAGTTGTAGACCAAGATTTACATGCTGACTCAGCTATAGAGAAGGCAGAAAAACTTAGAAAAATATTGGAGGCAAAAGATGTTTGATAAATTAATTAAACCAGTAAGTGATATAGTTGGTAAGTTTGTAAAGGATAAAGACTTACAAGCACAACTAGACCATGAACTAAAAACATTATTCCATCAGGCTAATTTAGCACAAGTAGAAATAAATAAACTAGAAGCAAAAGGCAACTGGTTTCAATCTTCATGGCGACCATTAACAGGTTATGTTTGTGTTGCCGGATTAGCTATTAACTTTTTAATCTCACCAATCGCAAAAGGTTTTGGTATTGACATACCACAAGCTGATGCTGGTGTAATGATGCCACTTCTAACCGGTATGTTAGGTATTGCCGGAATGAGAAGTTATGATAAACTAAAGAAAACAGACTCAAAATAATTTTAACCAATGCTTATGGAGGTAAAAAAAGCTAGTGAGAAATGGCAATGGCGAGGATTTCTGTGTCCTCTGTATCCTATTCTGGATAACAATGACAGTAATGTATGCTTCAATTACAGCACTATAAGAACTACTTTATAAAATCTAGTTCACTCTGAAAATAATTATGTAAGGTGGCAAATTTCTTTTGCCCTGCCTGTAGGATAGTTTTAACTATTTCATTCTCATCTCTAGTTTTAAATACCTTATCTACATCTTCCATAGGTAACATACTTAACTCTGTAACAATATCGTTGTTAGCAGTAAGTACTACTTTAAAACTTATTAGATTAGCTTCTTTCTTCTTCGCCATTATTCTCCTCCATGGATGCGAAAGTTATTTGGTCTTGTCTTCCTCTTAATCCTGCCTTCATGTATGAAGTAGCACGACCCTCAAAGAAGTTTTGATGTTCAACTCCCATAACTTCATCTAACCAACCTAACGGATTCTCCCTCTGGTCAAAGTTTGTTTTTAGTCCTAGTTGTAGCAGTCTTCTATCTGCTATATATCTATTATACGCATACATATCTTTCTTAGTTAGTCCTTGTATGTCTCCCATATCAAACACTAAGTCCAAGAATTTATCTTCAAGTTCTACCATGTGTCTACATATATCGTATAATTCTTTTTTAAACTTGTCAGTCCATATTTCTAAGTTCTCTTGGATAAACTCTCTAAAAAGTTTGGTCATGGCTTCAACGTGCATTGACTCATCTCTAATAGAATAGGTAACTATTTGACCCATGCCTTTCATTTTACCAAACCTTGGAAAGTTTAACAAGATTGCAAAGCTACTAAATAGTTGCAGTCCTTCAGTAAAAGCAGAATAAACTGCTAAAGTTTTTGCAATACTTTCTTTATCTTTTTTAGTTGTTTTTAAATTACTAATGTAGTCATGTTTATTAGACATCTCTTCGTATTCAGCAAAAGCTTTATATTCTATTTCAGGCATACCAACAGTATCTAGTAATAAACTGTAAGCATGTTGATGAATAGACTCCATGTTAGCAAACGAGCCCATCATCATTCTTGCTTCTGGCTTTCTAAATATTCTCATGTATCTATCTATGTAGCCAGAGCCGACATCTACATCAGACTGTGTAAACAACCTGAATATTTGTGTTAATAAATTCTTTTCATTGTCTGACAACTCTTGCCAATCTTTAACATCTGTATGTAAAGGTACAGATTCGGGCATCCAGTGCATCTGATTTTGTAATACATAGTAATCAAACATCCATGGATTGTCAAACGGTTTATAGTAATCTCTAGTGCTAAGTAAGCTCATTATTTTTCTCCTTTGGTAAATAAACTAAAACAAAAGTGTTACAATTAGGACAACTTAAATTAGTTTCCATAATAAATTCGTCAGCGTATCCTTCAATATCGTTGTCTCCACCCCAAATTAATTCTGTATTACAGTGCCAACATTTCATAATTATTCTCTCCTCATGGTTTAAGAAATTCTGGTTTGTCGAAAAAGATTAGCATTGTAATAAAAGGCAACAAGCCTATACCAATTACAAAAATAGACGGCACAATTACTGCCCATAGTAAAGGCTTTTCTGCCATAAAGTCTAAGTCTTTATTGTTCATGCCTTTCTTTTTATCCTCTTCAGTATACTCTGGATAAGATAAAGAGTCTTCAAATCTTTTTACGTGTTTTGGTTTCATGTTATCCTTCACAAGCTATGCAATCCACTTCATCTAGTTTTATTCGTGGAACTTTTATGTTAACATTCTCTGCTGCCCTAGCTGCATCAGACCTAAAATAGTATAGTGATTTTAATTTGTGCATCCCATACCAGTGTACATCATTTACATACTGCATATATTCATCATGGGCATTTTGTTCTTCAGTTGCTTTAGGCAACACAAAGAATAAATTTATTGATTGGCTCTGACAGAGAAACTCTTGTCGTTTATGAGCATGTTCAATAATCCATATTTGATTTATCTCATTGGCAGTTTTAAATAATTCTTTTTCTGTATCGTCTAACACAGAAAGATGTTGTACTGAGCCATTGTTACCAGCAATATCTTTCCAAAGGTTTTCAAGTTCTTCTCCTTTTAATCCTTTACTTTTTAAAACTTTTTCCAAGTATTTATTTTTTACTTGATAACTACCTGATAAAGTTTTATGAGTAAAGACATTTGCCCTATAAGGCTCTACTGAGGGAGACGTACCAGCACATATAATACTACTACTAGCGTTAGGAGCAACGGCAAGGAGATGAGCATTACGCATCCCAGAACCAGATACATCAGGTGCTTCACCACGAATATCAGCGAGTTCCTGACTAGCTTTCGTAGCTTTACTTTTAATGTGTTTAAACGCTTGATAGTTGAATCCCGTAGCTTGGATTCCTTCAAAAGGAATGCCGTTTGATTGTAGATAGGCATGAAAACCCATCGCACCCAATCCCAAAGAACGTTCTCTGTAAGCCGAGTAAGCAGCTTTTGTAAATCCTTCTTTACCATCTTTAACATATCCTTTAAATCTTTTATAGTTAGCATTATACTCTCCAAGTTGCGATGTGTCAATAGCATTCTCAATAAAATGTTGTAGAACATTATCTAACATAGTTATTAAATCTTTTATAAAGTAATCATCTTTAGACCATTCATCATAATGTTCTAAGTTAACGCTAGACAAACAACATACGGCTGTTCTTTCTTCGTTAGTAGGTAGAGTTATCTCTGAACATAAGTTGCTTTGTTTTATTTCTAAGCCTAAATCTTTTTGTCCTTGAGGTAAAGCATCATTACAGTTGTCTATATTTATCATGTAAGGCTCACCAGTCTCTGCTCTTGCATAAATAATCTGCCACCATAGTTCTCTGGCATTTATAGTTTTAACAGCTTCATTTGTTTTAGGGTCTATCAATCTCCAATCTGCATCATCTCTAACAGCTTTAAGAAAATCATTAGTAATGTTAATACCGTTGTGTAAGTTTAAACACTTTCTATTTATATCTCCACCGGATTCTTTTCTCATGTTTATAAACTCTTCAATCTCTGGATGAGATATATCCATATAAGCAGCATAACTACCACGTCTAGTTATGCCTTGATTAAAGGCTAACATCTGAGAATCGACTACATGGATGAATGGAATACTTCCAGTAGAACGACTCCCACTAGAAGTAGAAATACCATTACTCCTAATATCTCCCCAGTATCCACCAATGCCACCCCCCGAACTAGCCAACCAAATATTTTCGTCATAATGAGAAGATAACCCATCACGACTATCGGGAACATAATTGAGAAAACAGCTAATAGGTAGCCCACGAGTTGTTCCCCCGTTGCTAAGTATAGGAGTGCTAAACATGAACCAACAATCGGAACTGTAGTTATACAATCTTTGAGCCATTTCATAATCTGTAACACCCTTGAAGGTGGCAGCAAATACTGAAGCCCTAGCAAAAGCCTCTTGTGCATGTGTTTCTTCCTCCCAGAAATATCTATCTCTTAATGTATCTAAACTAAACTTGTCTAGATTTTTTTCTTTTTCGTAATTTATCTCAATACCTAAATAAGGTTTTTGTCCTACTTTATCTTCTACCATAATTCTTATCTGTAATACTCTATTTTATCTAATAATTCTAATAGTTTATTTTCGTACCATTCTGCTTTCTTTAAATCTTCAGTGCCGTTTTTATATCTAAATCGCCAACGATACTTTAAAGAATTACCTCGTAAGTATCCTATAAATTCTTCTGAGGTTAACATAGAGTCAATAGCATCTATACATTCAATCTCTCCTGTGTTATAATGTTTAGGGTTATTAACCATATCTCTTTCTTTTTCTAGTTCTATATCTCTTTCTTGCTCTAGTAGTATATCATTAATTGTTTTAGGTTTGCTCATTTAATATCTCCTCTAATGTAGCGTTTGGATTTTCTTTTACCTTTTTATAAAACCATCTAAGCGTGTAAGCACTAACCATAAATTTATTATTAGCAAATATATGTGTCTGTTCAGGTAAAAACTCTTGTAAATTTTTTGCAGTAATTTTAGTTGCATCTTCTCCATCAGGAGTCATAGACCTAATCCATCTAATTAACAACTGAGTTGCATGTTTACGTAGTCTTTTTGCTTTTCTGCCATTCATTTGTAACCTCTATAACTTTAGGTGGTTTTGGTGTTTGCGTTAAATAAGTGTAGCCTCTTGAGTATTTAAATACTCTTAAACCTAATCCATCGTTAGCATCTGAATGACATTCAAACTTATGTCTGCAATATACACATTCTTTAGGAAGTTTCATATTGCCAGAACTACCTTCTGGTTCTGGATTATAACATCTTTGAGGTGGTTTGTCAAGCTTTATTGCTTTCTTAACATCTCTTATTTTCTTTTTAATATTAGGTTTATCAAACTCAGAAGGTCTAAATAAAGCTAACTCTCCAGTCTCTTTATTCATAGCTAAGAAGCCACCTTTTTTTGTACCTTCAGCTTCTTCGTAACCTGCAAGTTGTGGAAGATAGCCGAAGGTATCTTGCTCTGCTAACGTACCGTCTTTAAATTTCTTGAAAGCAAAGCCTGAAGCAGTCTTAATATCTACTACTTCTCCGTCTATAGTACAGTCCATGTGTCCTTTAATACCGGAGACGGATACTTCTTTTTGTTCATTACCTACTTCGTGTCCAGAAATCTTTACTAAGAATAATAATACTTCTTCTAATAAGTGCCCATATAAAAACTTAATAAAAACTGGAGCAGGTAAAGACTCAGTAGACTCGTTCTCTGATTTTAAATCATACCATAACTGTCTAGTAGGTTTACCAATATTAGACATTCTTAGCATATCTGAACTTCTTGGCGAAGGATTAGCCCAATGATGTAGTACCTCTTTAATACTTTCTCCCAGAGCATCTATATCTTCAGCACTAGCATCAAGAGGCTTTCCTTCTCCTAAGACAGAAAGCTTAGAATAAATATCTTCTATTAAGTTATCTAAATTTTTCATATTGTTTCGATTATATTCTTAGCATCTTGTTTGCTAATCTTAAACCATTCTCCTTTTTTCTGTTCAGAGTTTTTCTTTAATAGTTTATGTGCTTTTTTCTCAGCATCTTTCCTATCATTAAAGAATCTACTGTAATGTAATTTATAATCTCTGAAAGGACTAGAGGTTTGATATTGGTTGCATCTATCTTTAGAATCAATAGCCATACCAACTTTCACCCAACCTTTCCAAGATGGATTGCTTATAATATATATGTCTCCACTTTCTTCTTTGTTGTATAACATCTTAGCAATCTTACTAATAGCTTGTGGTTTCTTTATTTTACCAAAAACTAATTTAGCTAAGTTGCCACCTTGCTGTAAGTATCCTTCGATAGTTCTAAACTTTCTTTTATAGAACACTAAACCTTCTTCATTAAGATGATGGTTAATACCTCTCTTTCTCCAAGTAGTTCCATCATACATTTTTCCATCTGCTCTAATGTCTCCGTTCTTAGGTTTTATATTAGTGTGTTTCACTCCAGTTGTCTCCTACTTTGTATTCGCCATCTAAAGGACAGCGAAGATTAAAATGTTCTCCTGCTTCTATTATAGACTCGACTGCACGAAGTCCTACAAAGTCTGCTTGAGATTCCCTCACTTCAACTTGCCATTCGTCATGTATATTTGCAACGAACTTATAGTCAATAGTATTTAATTTTAGTTTATTGTCTAATAAAGACAATGCTTTCTTCATAACGATAGCACCTGCTCCTTGTAATAAAGTATTTAAAGCAGCATGATTATTTCTAATGTAAAGCTTTCTGCCGTCTATACCCTTGAGGTACTTCTTAGCTGCTGCTCTCTGCACTCTATCTCTAAGAGATTTAAATTCTGGTTTATTATCAAAGAAATATTGTCTAGCTCTTTTGCCATCTGATGTATTTCCTCCAACCACCTTGCCAAGTTTTTCATCTCCTGCTCCGTACATGAGGGCATAGATGAAAGTCTTTGCCTTATCTCTTGATTCAAGTCCTGCAAGTTTTTGATTAGAGGTGTGTATGTCTCCGTTAATGATTTCATTTATAAACTCCTTATCATCCATGTAATGTGCTAACATTCTTATTTCAAGACCACTAGCATCAATACCAACTAATTTATTTCCTTCGTCAACAATCCAACAGGCACGACACTCCTTACCATATTCACTACTGATACTTGGAACTTGTGCCATGTTAGGATTTCTATGAGTCATTCTTCCAGTAATCGTGCCGTTAGGAATGACAAAGCCATGAACTCTACCATCGTCTTGTAATGCTTCTAACCAAGACTCTATCTGTGCAATTCTTTTTTGCAATAATAAAAACCTAGCTATAAGATTAGCCTCATGTATATGAGTTATCTCTGATAAAGTTTTCTCATCTACAATAGGTTGACCGGTAGGTGTAAATCTGTCAGGCTTCCAACCAAAGTCAGTCAGATATTCGCCAATCTGTTTACGACTACCAAGATTAAACTCTTGTAAAGTCTGTCTCATAAATGGTCTATAATCGGAAGTGTTTAAACACCTTTCATATTCATCGTCAGTCAATCCTCTTTTAGAAAGAGTACCATCTTTCTTAACATAAGGACTGACTAACTTGTCATCAACCAAACGAGGCTGAAATGTTTTATGCACTTCATCTTCAATAGATTGCATTTGTTCTCTGAGTTCTGCTAATAATAAA